CTTCCGTATGGTGGAAAGGGGACGGCCGTCCGGGGGGGCCGGACGGCCGTGACGACAGGAGGTGTCACGAGGACCAGGGGAGTGAGGCCTGGTCGCCGGCAAGTCTAGCGCGCGGGCGGGGACAGGGGCAAGACGATCCGGACCCCCAACTCGGTTGCAGACCCGTGACGGTCGCCATCGGAGAGCATCGTGGAAACCGATCGAAGAGATTGCGTTCGCCGATAGGAGCGTGCGACAGTCCGGGCAATGACGCTCGGGGTCAGGCTGTGCAATAAGTGCCACGAGGAGGAGCGGGCCGGGAATTCCCGGTGGGGCCGACGCTGCCTGGCCAATCAGCGGCTCCTGCAGCGGCAACGCAAGCGCGCCGGACTGCCCCCGCCGTCCAAGGATGAGGGGGAACCCGCCCAGGCCAAGGCCGCCCTCCGAGTCCTCGCCCAGGAGGCCCGGGCGACCGTGGCTCGGCCCGCCGTGGCGTTGGGGGCCGTGCTGCCGCCCTGTCAGGTCTGCGATCGCCTCAAGGTGAGCCTCGCCGCCGCCGAACGGCGCGTGCGCCAGCTGGAGGAGGACCTCAATGCCCTGCGCTTCGAGGCCCGGGCCAGGGCTCGGTTCACCGAGGCCCCCCAGGAACTCGCCGGGCAGGTCGTCGCCCATGGCCCGAAATGCACCTGCCTCGGGTGCCGGGCCGTGCGCGCCGAAGCGGAACGCTTGGGGTTGATCGGGGCCGCCCGTGCCGAGTAACGGCTGGCAGCCCCGCTTCCTCGCCGAGCTCGAAGAGGTCGGCGGTCGCTGGATCGCCGCCCGCGCCGCCGGGGTCACGAGGACGCAGGTGCTCGACGAGCTCGCCCGCAACCCGAGCTTCGGGCAGCAGGTCGAGGATGCCCTGGAGCTCTATGCCGATCGCCTCGAACAGGTCCTCGTGCATCCCCAGACCAAGAACGTCGTCGGGCCGATCGTGCGTCTCAAGGCCCTGCGGCCGCACCTGTACCTGGAAAAGCACATCACCCTCGGCCTCACCATGCACCAGGACAAGGTCAGCCACGGCGAGGCCGCCACCCTCCTGCGCGCCATGCTCGGCGATCTCCGCCCGGAAACCGCCGCCGCCTTCGCCCTCGCCACCGGGGTGCCCCTCGTCGAACGCGTGCCCGAGCCGCCCGTCGCGGAGCAGGAGGAGGCGCAGGACGACGACGTCGAGGACACCGTCCTGCTCCAGGGGGAGGATCGGCCGTCGACCCCCTGACCGCTCGCAAGTCCTCGCCCGCCGCCGTCACCAAGGCCGGCATCCGGATGCTCGCGTTGACCGATACCTATGCCCTCTGCAAGCGCATCCTCGGCTACACCGATCTCACCCCGTCCTTTCACGGGCCGCTCTGCCGCTTTCTCGATACCAGCCCCTACGCCAAGAACCTCTACCTCTGCCCGCGCCTGCACTTCAAGACGTCGGTCATCACCGTGGGCCGCAACATCCGCCGCTTGCTCCACGACGGGGTCAAAGGCGATCCCGCCAAGCCCATCCGCATCCTCATCGCCAGTAACAAGGAGGACAACGCCGCCGCCATGCTCGGGGAGATCCAGGCCAAGCTGCAAACCCCCGAGCTCCTCTGGGCGTTTCCCGATCTCCTCTATGACGATCCCGGCAAGGAGGCGGAGAAGTGGACCAAGACGGCGTTGACCATCAAGCGGCGGCCGCGCCGGGAATGCAGTGTCGAAGCGATTGGGATCACGGGGGAGCTCACCAGTAAGCACTACGATCACGGCACGTTTGACGATTTGGTGGGCAAGGAGAATTCCGAGACCATCGACGGCCTGGAAGGCGTCAAGGACTGGTATCGCAAGTCCCTCGCCCTGCTCGAACCGCACGCCACCCTCGATCTCGTCGGCACCACCTGGGCCACCGCCGATCTCTACAGCTATCTGCAGGAGCAGAAGCAGAAGGAGGGGCTGCGCCTGGGCGTCTACAAGATCGCCTGCTGGGAGAACCCCGACGGCACCGTGCCCAGCGTGCCCGATGCCCGCACGGTGCCCACGTTTCCCGAGCGCTTCAGTTTGGAGCGGCTGACCGAGCTCCGCACGGAGATGGGGGCCGAGGTGTTCGCCGCCCAGATGCTCCTCAATCCCGAGGACGCCTCGACCGCGGTGTTCGCCCGCGCCAAGATCCTGCCCTATCTCAAGTCGCGCGCCCAGATCGAGAGTGAGACCGGCGGCCTCGAACAGCTCTGGATCGCCATGACCATCGACCCCGCGATCAGCACGAAGGCCTGGGCCGATTACACCGCCATCGCGACGGGGGGGTTCGATCGCAACGGCGTCCTCTGGCTCCTCGACCTGCGCCGCGGGCGCTGGGCGGAGGATCGCACCCTGCGCGAAATCTATGACGCCTATGACGCGATCCCCGGGGTGCGGGTGATCGGCTTCGAAGCGGTCGGGTTCGCGCAAATCTACCGGCGGCTGCTCATCCAGGAAGGCGAGCGCCGCGGGTATCAATTGCCCATCACCAAACTCGAACGCGATACCCGGCAGAAGAAGAACATCCGGATCCGCGCCCTGCAACCGCATTGGGAGCACGGCAATCTCCGGGTGTCGACGGAGTGTCCCGCGCTCGACGACTTCCTCGAAGAGGCCAGTCGGTTCCGGACGTACAAGGAGAGCGAGCACGACGACCTCCTCGACGCCGTCGTCGATCTGTTCCAGCTGCGCCTGCGGCCGGCCCCGCCCGCGCCCCTGGCGACGAGCGGGGATCCCGAGCTCGACGCCCGCGCCGCCTTCGAGCTCGCCCTGCTCGCCACGCGCGCCGAGCGGAAGGCCCCGCCCCTCGATCGCGGCGCCCTGCGCCTGGCCTACGACCTCCACCGGCTGTCAACGGCGGCGGACACTCCACCCGAAACGATCGGGATGCGCGGAGACTTCTGGCGATGAGCGCGCGTCGCCAGCGGAGCGCGGGGCCGCCGGGCACGCCGACCGTCGAGCCTGGCCCCCCGCGGCGCGCCGTCGCGGGGCCGCCGGGCGCCACGGGGCCGGTGGCGATCTGCCGCCCGCCGCGGCCGTCCGCCCCGCGGCGGCCGCGGAGGATGCGCGGCGGGGGCACGCGCGGCGACGGCGGGGCTGTCGACCTGGTGGGGGCGGCGGCATGACCTGGTGGGGGCGCCGCGAGCGTCGAGACGAGCGTCGCGAGGAGCGTGATCCGTTCATTGCGCATCTCCGCGAGGAGATCGCCTTCTGGCGCGAACAGTTCGTGCACGAACGGCAGCGGGCGGAGTTCGCCGTCGATCGCCTCCTGGCGCAGCAGGGGCACGGCCCGGTCACCGTCCCGACGCCCAGCGAGCAGCGCGATCGCGAGGCGCACGTGCTGGAGCGCCTGGCCCAGACCGCCGAGTTCGCGAACGCAGGAGAGTAAGCCATGGCGATGCGTGAAGACCAGCTCGGGGCCGCCCTGGGGGGCGCGCCGTCCACGATGGCGCCGCCCGGGATGCCGGCCGCCCCGATGGGCGCGCCGCCCGGCCCGCCGAGGCCGCCGGAGACCCGCTACGACCCCGGGGCCATCGTCGACCTGATCACGCGCAAGCGCGAGGAGTGGAGCCACGGGCGGAGCAATCGCCTGCGTCCGGCCTACCGCAACCTCCTGTTCCTGCGCGGGCGGCAGTGGATTCGCTGGGACCGCGGCCAGGCGCGCTATCGCGACGTGGTCCTGCCGCCCACCGTGCCGATGCCGGTGACCAACCGCTACGCCTCGACCATGGCCGCGGTGATCAGCGTGTTCGCGCGCATCGAGCCGCGCCTGAACTTCCTGCCGGCGACCGACGACACCGATGATCGGGCCGCCGCGCGGGTGGCCGGCCGCGTGATCGAGGTGATCGAGAGCGAGGTCGGCCTGCGCATGCAGCGGCAGTACCTCGCGCAGTGGGTGGGGCACACCGGCGATGCCTGGGTCGAGACGGGCTACGATCCCGATCCGCGCTGGGGCACGCGCCTGATCCCCGATCAGGCCTGTCCGGCGTGTGCCTTGCAGCAGCCGCCGACGCCGGGCGGGCAGTGTGCGGCGTGCGGGGCGCCCACCGAGGCCGCCGTGGGGCCGGACGGCCAGCCGCTCGGCCAGCAGGTGCCGATCGGGCGGATGTACACCGACGTGGTGTCGTGCTTCGAGATGTTCAGCGATCCGTCGATCGCCGACTGGACGAAACAGCGCGAGTGTCTGCGCGAGAAGTCGATGCCGTTGGATCATGCCAAGGAACGGTGGCCCGAGCTCGCCGAGCGCCTGCAGCCCGACTCGCTGGGCTCCGTGCAGGAGGCCTTCTATCAGGAGTCGCTGGCCACCCTCGGCGCGCACCTCGGCGAGAGCGCCCGCAAGCCCGACGGCGTGGTGGGCCTGGCCAAGAAGATCACCGAGACGTGGTTCTGGCAGCTGCCGACCAAGGAGTATCCCGAGGGGCTGCTCGCGATCACCCTCGGCAAGAATCACCAGCTCGCGCACGCCGGGCCGCTGCCGTATCACGACTCGCGCGGGCAGCCGTTCCTGCCGTTCACGTGGTTCCCGCAGCAGCTCGTCCCGGGCAGTGGCTGGAGCAAGACCGTCGCCGATGACGTCGCCCTCAAGCAAGCGCAGCGCAATCGGTGGGAGTCGATCATCGAGCTCGCCGGCATGTCGATGGGCAATGCCGTCTGGCTGCTGCCCGAGGGCGCCAACGTGGTGACGCTCACCGGGCATCCGGGCCAGGTGATCCGGTACTCGCCCCTGGTGCCGGCGAAGCCCGAGCGGGTCGCCGGCCAGCCGATCAACGGCAGCTTCGTCTCCTATCTAGAGAAGATCGACCAGGACCTCGAAGAGCTCGCGGCGACGTTCGACGTGATCAAGGGCTCGCGGCCGGAGGGCGTGTCCGCCGGCATCGCGCTGCAGATCCTGAACGAACGCGGCCAGAGCCGCTTCGCCCCGCTGTTCATCACGTGGGAGAGCGCCTGGGCCGCCTGGGGGGCCCAGGCCGTCGACATCTTCCGGGAGTACGTCACCGAGCCCCGGCTGCTGCAGATCATGGGGCGCGACGGGCAGTGGGAGGTCGAGAAGTTCCTCGGCGCCGACCTGGAGGGGCACGTCAACGTCGTCCCGGAGGCGGGCAGCGCCATGCCGAGGACGAACATGGCCGAGCGCGCGGAGATCGAGCAGCTGGTGTCGCTCGGCATCGTGCAGCCCCTCGATCCCGAGCAGCGCTTCAAGATCCTGGAGATCTACGGGCGCACGAAGTTCGTCGAGACCTTCGCGCTCGACGCCAAGAACGCCGTCATGGAGGACGAGGCCTTCGCGGCGCTCGCCCAGGACCCGCGGATGCAGCAGGCGGCGCCCGACGAGCTGGCCGAGCTGCAGATGCTCGACTACGAGTCGATCGTGCAGGTCTTCGCCGGCCTGGGCGTGCAGCTCCCGCGCGTGCGCCCGAGCGTCGACGATCACGGCATTCACAGCCGCGAGCACGGCCGGTTCCTGAAGGGCCAGTACAGCCAGACCCTGCCCCCGCTGGTGCAGATGCTGGCCGAGCGCCACAAGGCCATGCACGACCAGCTCTCGGCCGAGCAGATGATGGCCATGCAGCAGGCCCAGGGTGGGGGCGGGGGCACGCCTCAGCGTCCCGGCGCTCCGCCAGGTCGTGGCGCTCCCGGACGTCCGAACCAGAACCCCATGAACGCCGGGAGTTCACCCGCGCGCATGGAAGGGGAGTTCGAGGAGATGGGCCAGCAGAAGGGGGCGTGAGATGGGCCGCTGTCCGATGCACGACAACTGCGACTACGGCGCGCGGGGATCGGGCCGCGACCTGGGCTCGTTCGTCCTGCCGTCCGGCAATTCCTGCAACGTCTACCTCGACACGCTCGGGCACATCCGCGTGGAGTGGGACCGCGAGCCGTCGCCGTCGTGGCCGCGCACCGACGTCTCGTATTACGACGAGACGGTCACCCCGGCCATCTTGCGCCTCGTCGCCGATGCGACGGGCATGCCGGTGGTCGGCGTGAAGCTGCTGGCGCCCGAGAAGGGAGTCGAGTGATGCCGCGCATCGAAGAGGCGTTGGAACGGCTGGCCAGCGCGACGGAGGGCCTGCTGGTCGACGGTCCCGGGGATCGCGAGCTCGCCCAGGCGATCCGTGAAGCCGCCGTCCACATCCGCACCGGCCTGCTGGCCATCGCCCAGGCCCTGCACGAGGACGAGGTGCCCGCGCCGTCGCGCAAGCCGCGCGACAGGGATCGGTGAGCTATGCCCTGCCTTGATTGCGTCTACTTCAACAACCTGAGTCTCAGCCTGCCGGCCGAGGTCGAGCTCGCTGGCGAGGCGGTCGGCGAGTGCCGGCGCACCGCGCCGCCCGCCTCGCCGCCCGGCATCTACGATCTCGCGCGCCCGCCGCGCTGGCCCCGCCTGGTGGCCTCCGAGTGGTGCGGCGAGTACCGCGTCGGGCCGCCGGAGGCCGCGAAGCACGCGCCGAAGAAGGTCGCGCCGCCGCCCGCGCCGCCGCCCCCACCCCCACCCCCCCCACCCCCGGTGCCGGCGGGGCGGCGAGAGGTCATCGTGGGGTCGTCGGGGAAGAAGTGATGTAGGGATGCCCTGGCGGAAGCGGCCGGCGGCGCAGTGGTGGAACGTCCCGCTCGCGCTGCAGGCGAACGACAAGGAGATCGCCGCCTACTGGGCGAGCCTCTACCCCAGGGCCACCATCGTCGCCCGCCTGGAGGCGGCAACGACCGAGCCCGTCTTCTGCGAGATGGCCGTGCAGATCGGGCCGCCGATCGCTCCCCGGTACGCGCCGTGCCCGCACGCGCCGGTGCCGGGCGAGACCCGGTGCGCGCAACTGCACCTGGAGTGGCGCGACGCCCCGGCGCCCCAGCCGCAGCCCTCCCTGCAGTCTCGGGCCTTGCAGGCGCTCCGCCAGCTGGACGCCTACACGGTGTGGGCGCCGCTGCCGGACAGGCCGGCGGCGCCGCCGGAGCCTGAGCCGTACCCGACGCCGCCGCCCCGGAAGATCAAGGCGTCGGGCACCTACACCTGGCGCTACTGCAAGGGGGTGTTCGGCTTCTTCCCGGAGCCCAGGAAGCGGGACCCGGAGCTCTACGGGGTGGTGCCCTCGCACGACCTGGTCGTCCCGGAGGACCCCCACGAGGCCGAGCTCCTGGCCGCCCTCCTGGCCGCCGAGCCCCAGGAGATCGAACCGATCCCGGGGATCTTCAAACGCAAGCGCTGGAAGCGGCTCAACGGGGCGGTGCCACACTCCCGCTCGGCGCAGCGGTGCCGTAAAGTGTCACACCACCTGTAGATTCTGCTTGACGGTATCGGCGATGCCGATGGTATCGTGTCGCCGTGCCGTTGAAAGGCAATGTCCGCTATCGCGTGACGAAGAAGGGCGGCCAACCCGTGCGCCTGGCTTTTCGCGGCAAGGGCAAGGTCGTGGAGGCGAAAAACCTCTCGACCGGCGCCACGCACACCCCTCAGGAGTTCGCCAAGGATCGCGCTCGCGCCCAGAAGAGGCCCCTCGGGCGGTTGATGGAGGAGCGGTAACGCAGACCTAGTCAAACTCGCAGGTGGTCTCGACGGGGACCCGTAAGCCCCGGTCCTCGCGCCGGGGGCCTGAGAACGGAACGGGTGAGGCCGTTGGGAGAATCTTCCCGACGGCCTCATTTCGTTTCGGCCGAGCTCGCGGCGGTCGAGGTGTCGCGCGGGTTGTCCGATGGACGAGATGGAAGGCGTAGCCGCAGACAGCGGCGCGGGCTCGCCCCCCGCATTCGACAGCAGCGCGTCCCCCACGTCGGCCGCGACGCAAAACACGGACCCCGACGCGCAGGTCCCGTTTCACCAGCATCCCCGGTTCCAGCAGCTGATCGCGCAGAACCGCGAGTTCCGCGCCGGCCAGGCGCAGACCGCGGCCCACATCCGCCAGCTCACCGATCGCCTCGCCCGCTACGAGTCTTCCCAGCGTGCGCCCGTCGAGCCGCCCACCCAGGAAGTCCTGGAGGCGGCCCGCACGCTCAAGACCCTGATGCAGGCCGATCCCGAGCTGCGCGCCATCCTCCAGGCGCAGGAGCAGCTCCGGGTGCTGCCCCAGGTCTATCAGGGCTACCAGCAGCTCCACCAGGCGCACCAGCGGGGCATCGTGTCGAACGGCACGGCGCAGCTCGCGACGCTCGCCAAGGAGGCCGGGTTGTCGACCGACCCCCGGGCGCTGCGCCACGTCGAGGAGATGGTGGCCGGGGTCATTCGCTCGGACCCCGATCTCGATGCGCGATTCCGGGCCGGGGACGGCAGCGTCATCGCCGAAGCCTTCAACGAGGTGAACGCCTCGTTCCTCACGGGCCTGCGTCGCCAGCAGCACGCGGCGCTCTCCACGACGAAACAGCGCATGCAGCGACTCCCGACGCCCCTCCGTGGCGGAGGTGCGCGCGGCGCCGAGTTGCCGGACCGGCCCGAGCCGGGCCAGGAGCGGCAATTCGAGCAGCGGCTGCACCAGAAGGCCATGCAGCGGCTCGCGGAGTTGATGCCGGGGTAGACCTATGCCAGCCGGACAGGACACCACTGCCTACGACGAAGTGTTGAAGGACGTCTACGAGGGCGGGATTCGAGAAATCATCCCGACCAAGGTCAAGATGCTCGATCGCTTCCTGCAGAAGGAAGCGCGCGACTGGGGCGGCCGCGTCGTGACGTATCCCGTGCACGTGCGCCGCAACCAGGGGAGCGGCTGGGCGGCGGAGAACGGCAACCTGCCCGCCGCGCAGCAGCAGGGCTACACCAACACGCGCATCCCGATGCGGTATCAGTACGGCCGCGTTTTGCTCACCGCCCAGGTGATGAAAGCCTCGCAGGGCGAGCGCCACGCGTTCGCCGCGGCGATGGAGCAGGAGATGCGCGGCATCATCACCGACATGTCCTCAGAGCGCGGGCGCGCGATCTGGGGCGACGGGCGCGGCGTGTTCGCGCTCGTGAACGGCGATCCGGGCACCGGCACCACGGTGACCGTCGATGCGCCGGGCGGCATCGCCGGCGCGACCAACGGCGCGCGGTTCCTGAATCCCGGGATGGCGGTGGCGTTCGTCGATCCGGCGACCGGGACGATGCGCGCGTCCGCGAACCGCACCATCCAGTCCATCGCGGCGAACGGCCAGACCGTGACCGTTGATAGCGCGATGGCCGCGGCCGTCGCCGACAACGACTACATCGTGCGGGTGAACACGACCGGCGCGACGGACGTCAGCGACTCCGGCTACCAGAAGGAGATGATGGGCCTCCTCGGGCTCATCGACGACGGCACCTACGTCCAGACCCTGCACAACGTGAACCGCACCACCTACCCGCTGTGGTGCGCGAACGTGATCACCGGCGTCGGCGCGCTCTCCGCCGACGTGATCCAGCGCGGCATCGACCTCGCCGACCAGCTCGGCGACGGCGACATCAGCCTGCTCGCCATGCACCACAGCGTGCGACGCGCCTACCTGGCGGTGACCAACGACGCCCGGCGCTATGTCGGCTCGGAGCTCCTGAATCCGGACGCCGGCACCCGCGCGGCCAAGGGGCGGGATCTCAGCTTCGGCGGGATCACCGTCATGGCGGAAAAATACGCCCCCTACGGAATGATCTTCGGCATCGACGAGAGCTTCCTCACCCGCTACGTCATGACCAATGGCGAGTGGGCCGACGAGGACGGCGCGATCCTCTGCCGCGTCGGCACCGGCTCCGCGGCGAGGGATGCGTTCGAGGCCTTCTACCGGATCTGGGACAACTCGGCGTTCGAGAAGCCCGCGAGCTCGTTCCGCCTGGAAGGCGTCACCGCGACTGTCGTCGTGGCGCACGTCCACTAGGAGGCGGCCATGCTCCTCGACGACGAACAGTCCGCGCCGCCGATCGACTACCGGGTGGTGACCCTGCGCGACCGCGCGCAGGGCACCCCGCCCCTCGAAGTGCTGTTCAACGGGCAACCGTTCAAGTGGTCGCCCGAGCGCCAGGAGATGACGCTGCCCTACGTGGTGGCCCGGCACCTCCTGACGAAGGGCCACGCGCACGCGCACACCAACGAGGGCTTTGTGTGTCGGCTCGCCGCCATCAACCCGCCGCCGGAGCTCGTGATCGAGTGCGGCGGCGAGTTCATCCTCGATGCGAGCCCCGTCCAGGTCGAGACCGGCCGGATCGAGGGGTGGGACGTCGACTCGGCCGATCCGATGCGGAGCCAGGCCCAGGTCATTCCCGTGGGCGCCGTGCGCGCCGACTTTTTCAATCAGGGGATGCCGAGCCGCACCCTGATTCGCGACCACTAGGGAGGCCGCCATGTCCAACACCGCGACGCTGTACCAGCTGGCTTGTAAGGCGCAGTACGAGCGCGATGGCCTGCAGCGCGGGCTGGAGATCATGAAGCGCTGGGCGGGCGACCTGGAAGAGCTCTCCGACGCCCTGACCCTGACCGTGATCTCGCCCTCGGCGGTGGTGTCGTCCACCCCGTGGGGCACCGGGCCTGTGCGCGTGTACGCCATTCACGCGGCGTCGCCGACCGGCGCGTCCAATCCGGCGTTCGTCCAGGTGTTCAACGTCGCCTCGGGCGGCGTGACCCTCGGCACCACGCGCGCGGATATCGCGTTCAAGGTGCCGGCGGCCAAGAGCGTGACGCTCCTGTTCCTGCCGGGCAACGACGACACGATCTTCTCGACCGCGCTCACGTTCGGCGCCACCACGACCGCGGGCGGGGCGACCGGCGTGGCCGGCGCCGATACGCCAGTGGTGACCGTCCTGGCGAACAAGTGAGCGGTGACGCCGCCGTCCGGGTTCGTCAAGGACCTGCGCGCCTACGACCCCCTGCTGCGGGTGCGCTGGGGTCGGTTCACGCAGATGTGGATCATCGAGCGGAAGATGCGCGAGCAGCACCCGCAGTACGTCAGCGAGCGGCCGGCGGCGTGGAGTAAGCACAGCAAGCAGAAGGATCTATGGGACGGGTGGCGCGAGGGGTACGTCAACGTGCTCTTCGTCCACCCGTCGCTCCTCGGCGCGCCCGTGTTCGAGGTCCTCGCGGACTGCGACACCTACCGGCACGGCGGGTTCGAGCGCTACGCGGCCAAGCTCGATGCCGCCGACGAGGCGTGGGAGCAGGGCAAGGACCGTGACGTGTCGACGTGGGCGGAAGCCGCCGCCTACGACTTCCACGATTCCCTGGCGTGGCGCGAGGGCCGGAAGATCCAGGTCCCCGGCGACCCGGCGCCGCCCAAGGACGACGTGATCCAGCGCGAGGGCTACGTGGTCCGCGATCGGAGGCATCACGATGCCTAGCGTGCCGTGGGGCCTGTCGCGGCTGCTGATGGACCCCGGACAGGCGCCGCAAGACGCCGAGGTGAACCAGGATCCGTGGACGATGCTCGATCGCTACGCGCAAGGCATGACGGCCGAGCGTCCGCAGGCGGGAGCGCAGGACTGGCTGTCCGGCCTCGCGTCGCTGGTGGGCCTGGCCGCGCCCATGCGCCTGTCGGCCTCGCAGGCAGCACCGCCGATCGACCCGAACGTGCCGGTGCGGGGCTCGCCGGTGATGAGCCGCGGCCAGCGCGTGCTGGCCGACCAGGAGCTGGTGCGGCGGGAGGCCGAGGCGCGCGACGCGATCCTCTCGCACTTCGCCAAGCGGGGGCTGAAGGCCACGCCGGAAGAAATGGAGGCGCTGAGCACGCGGTTCTCCGGCCCGCCGTTCCACGGCAATTTCAACATGGCCGACGCCGAGCGGGCCCTGATGAGCCTCCAGAGCAATCCGATGCTGCCCGGCGCGGTTCCGGGACCGCCGATCCCGACCGGCGGCCACATCCCGCCGGGCGCGTCGCTCGGGCCGCCGCCGAGTGCCAGGATTCCCCCGACGCCGTCGCGGCGGGACTTTGGGCGAGTGCAAGGCGAGAGGTGGCGAGGCCGCTGATGCGCGACGTTGTGTACGAGGCGGTCCCTCGGGATCCTGCGACGGGCATCCTCGATTTCTCCCGGGCCGTCGAGCTGACCGAGGCCGAGTACCGCCAGGGCCGCCCGGCGTGGCTGCCGCCCGAGGCGTGGGCGGCCCAGCGTTGGGTCACGCTGTGCCGAGAGGCAGAGGATGGCCGCGCCAGTCTTCGACGATAACGTCGTCGTCGACGCGGGCGCGACGGCGCTCCTGTCGCTGACGTTCTCGAAGACGAACACCGGGGCGAATCTCGGCCTCGCGGTGGGGGTCGCCGCGCGGTCGACCACGGCCGTCGTCTCCAGCGTGACGTACAACGGCGTCGGCGGCACGTCGATCGGGAGCGCCAGGAACACGCAGGCGCTCATCGACCTCTGGGAATTCAACGCGCCCGCGTCGGGGGCCAACGATGTGGTCATCACGCTGTCCGTGGCCTCCCAGATGGTCGGGATGGCCTGCTCCGCCACCGGCGTCGACCCGGCCGACGCGCTTGGGACGGCCACCGTCTCGAACAACGGCGGGGTGAATGCCGCGGCGCTCTCCGTCACCGACGCCGCGGCGTCGGTGGACAAGCTCTACGTGGCGTTCCTCAGCAAGCGCGACTCGACGGAGGCCCCCACCGCGAACGCGGGCCAGGCCAACGACACGAACGACGTGACGACCAACGCCACCGCGTCGAACAACGTCTTCGGGGCCACCTCCACCGAGGGCGGCGCCGCGAGTGTGACGATGGGCTACACGTGGGCCACCGCGCGCAATTGCGCCATCGCGATGGCGGGGTTCAACGCGGTGGCTGCGGGCGGCGGCGGCACGCAACCCTGGTACGCCTATGCCCAGCAATAGGAGCCGCCGTGCCTGACCTGTGGGTCGACGTGGACGCCGCGGTGGTGGTGCCGGTCAACTTGCTCGCGCTGCTCGACGACACCGACTTCAAGACGCGCGAGACGGAGATCGCGTTCAACGCCGCCGGCATGGATCTCGTCTGGAACTTCGTGACCAGCGCGGGCGTGGTGACGCAGACCGCGGTGACGCCGACGTCGGGCGGAAGCTACGACTGGACGCACCTCGGCGACGGTCTCTACACGATCGAGATTCCCGCCTCGGCCGGCGCGAGCATCAACAACGACACCGAGGGGTACGGGTGGTTCTCGGGCCTGGTGACCGGCGTGCTGCCGTGGCGCGGGCCGGTGATCGGCTTCCGGCGCGCCGCGCTCAACGACATGCTAATCGACGGCGGCACCGCGAGCACGAACCTCGAGAGATTCTTCGACGGCACCGGCTACGCGAGCCCCAACAGCAGCCTCGGCGTCGTCGGCAGCGTCGGCACGGTGACCGGCAACGTGAACGGGAGTGTGGCCAGCGTGACCGGCGCCGTCGGGAGCGTCACCGGG